AATAATTATAAAAAAAAAAAAATTGATTAGTATTTTTAGTTTTCTATATAATATACTAAACTAAAAATGGAGAATAATTATATTAAAGTTAAGGTTAAGTCGTTAAATCATGATGAGGTGTGTTCTATTTACAACCGAATTAAGAAAACCGAAATGCTGCCTTTAGAAAAATTAAATCGAGCAGAAGGGGGATTTAAATTAGAGATTGCAGAAAAACAAAATCTATCCATTGATGCAAATGAAAAATGCAAACAATTACGTTGGTATCGTGGTTTTCTTAAACCATATCAAAATTATCTCGGATTTGACAGAGAAGAATTAGATACATTGCATTCAGCTTTATCCGAACATCTAGGTGTGGAAGACGTGGAATGGCACAAAAACATAAGAGTAAATTAATTTAAAATTTTTAAAAAAAAAAAAGAATTAGATAATATATTATTTTTATTTATTTTTTTGTATTTCATTTGTATGAAGATTTTAGTAACTGGGGGATCAGGATTGGTTGGAAATGCAATACAACATTTAGTGAGAAACAAGGAAAATAACTATTTATTTTTAAATAAATAAAATCTGCGATTTAACTGATTTTAATCAAACATTATATATTTTTAAATCTTTTGAACCAGATTATGTCATTCATTTAGCCGCATAAGTTGGAGGATTGTATAAAAATATAAATAATAAAGTAGAAATGTTTTAAAAAAATCTGTTATTTAATATGAATGTAATGAAAGCGTCATATGAATGTAATGTGGATAATCTAATATGCTGTTTATCTACATGCATATTTCCTGATCAAACCACCTACCCAATAAACGAAACTATGCTTTATAGTGGCGAGCACCATTTTTCAAATGATGCTTATGCATACGACAAAAGGATGTTAGAAGTTCAATGTAAAATATATAGAGAACAATATGGAAAAAACAATGTATGTGTAATACCCACGAACATTTATGGAGAGCATGATAATTATTCATTAGAAGATGGACACGTTATTCCCTCTCTAATCCATAAATGCTTTATTTGTAAAAATGAAGGAAAACCCTTTGTAGTTATGGGTACAGGAACTCCACTTCGACAATTTATTTATGCAATTGATTTAGCAAAACTAATATTAATTATTTTAAATGATTATAAATGTAATGAATCTATTATTTTATCTGTGTCTGAAAATGAAGAAGTTAGTATTAAAGAAGTAGCCACTATTATTGGAAATAAATACAATTATGCGGACCATATCATTTTTGATGAACCCTATTCTGATGGACAATATAAAAAACAGCAGACAATACAAAATTATTAACATTTTTAAGAAATAAAAATATAGATTTTGAATTTACTAACATAAAAGAAGGAATAGAAAAAACGATAGATTGGTTTATCCAAAATTATGAAAAAGCAAGGAAATAAATAAAAAATATTAAATTTTAATTATAGAAAATTAAACAAACAAATTATTCATATTAATAACTTCAATTTTTTCTTCGGAAGGAATAAGTCTGAATAACAACTTTCCAAATTCTTCACTTCTAAATCGTACCGAATAGTCTTGCTGAATACTATTTCTCCCAATACGTCCTAGAGCTTGAATAAGTTTTTCTTGAGATAATATTAAATCCTTACCTAGTATTCCATGACAAAATTGATAATTTGTGCCATAAATGTAGTCTGAGTCAGCAATGATTAAGAATAACTTTTGCTCAGTAGACAATCGTTTGATAATTTCTCTATATTCTATGTTATCATGATTTGTAAAAACACCAATACCCATTACCAACAATATTTTCCAAGCATTTTGAATAGGTAAAAGCATAATTGTTTTAATATCAGAATCATCAATATTACAAGAGAACGATCGAAATACTTTATTGGACTTGTACCATTTTTTCAAATGTTTTAATTTATTTGGAATGTAAATTTCATCAAGTGTTGCATTTTTTACTTGATTACGAAGTGAAGTAATTTTTTCTTGAAGTTCACTTACTTTTTTATTTTTATAAATTTTTTCTTCAGAAACATTATTTTTCTTTTTACCATCATTTCCGGAATCGTTTTGGGTTTGCAATTTTTGTACTTCCGCTTCAACTAAAGTTTCCACTTCTTGAATTTTAGTAAGAATCTTTTCATTAAAACCAATTTTTTCATATAAATTTTGTAGCACACTTTGTGGAATTGCTGCTTGTGAAATGCAAAAAGCAGATATCTTATCCATGGCATTCGTAATAAATATAGTTGGACCATCCGTAAAACTATAAGCGTCAGAAGTCGTTATGTAAACAGAGCATTGATTTTTAATTTCGGTAGGAAGACTAGCTTGCCGAACTATTGTTTGAGAAGAGGCTGAGCTTTGACATCCAGGTCCAATACTATTATTTTTCTTGATGATGTTTTCAGAATTAGGATTATTAGATATTTGATTATATTCAATTTTTCGTGTTTTAATCATTTTAAAGTGAATAAAGGTTGATCCCCACGTTCCGGAAACTATATTATCTAGACAATCTAAATAGTGATCTTTTAATTTACTCATGGTTAAATCCGCAATTGTTTCAAAGTTGCAATATATAAAGGAACTTCGGCGTATAAATTTATTTTTTTCCACAAATAGTATAAATTGAATACATTCATTCAAATCCATATATCTTAATATTGATTTATTAGATTTAATAGTTTGAATACTATCTTTCACTTTTTCATAATCCTCATACATCAAATGGGGTAATATAGCATAACCATCTGGATCTATTAAAGAAATAGATTTAACCGAATCGTAACTAGAGACATTATGAATCGAACAAGGAACGTCAATTGAATCACACTTAGCTTTAAAAGATGATAATACAGGAAAGATCTCATTTTCAGCGGGTAGAGTAGCTGATGAAAATACAACATTTTCAATAAGGTTTTCCTTCCAATTATTAGAAATAATATCATGTAATTCGTGAGATTGGTAATCTAGGGATATAGTCGGTTCATCCCAATAGGTTATAATGTCACGATTTAAATTGAACGCAAGCATATAATGCATGGCAGGCAAATAAGACTTTAGATCACAAATGATAATTTCTACCTTATCACCCACAGAATTGTCGACTTTAAAAATTCCGCCTGTTTTATAATTTTTTGTGAAATCGGAGGCTGCGTAATAATGAAGTCGTATATCGCCTGCGTCTGAACAACCAAAAGCAAAAGCTATCTTTTTTCCTACAGAAATAGCTGCTTTCGCTAAGGCCAATCCAACGTGTCGGGCCGCACAAACAAATATTATTTTATATTTAGACGCAAGTCCCAGTGGAGTTAGAGTTTTGCCAGTTCCAGTTGGAGCAGTGTAGAGAACCAAATTGTTGTTATAGGATTCCAATCTTTCGGCTGGTGTCGAATTAAATATAGAGAATATTTTTTTCTGGTGAGAGTATAATTCTTTATCTTTGTATTTTAATATGTCTTTGTTATTTTCAATTAGTTGTACTGCATTCGATAAATAATCTTTCAAAGTGTATTTATCACTATAATGATTAAGAATAGTTTGAATAGCCTTTACCACAAATTGATTTACATTACATATTTTATAAGTTAACAAATGGTACAGGGTATAATAATGGAACATAAATTTATTAGCGTATTTTTCTCCACTAGTATATTTGAATAATTTTTCCAGATGACCAAGAAGAACAAATTCAAATATTTCCTCACTATGCTTTTTAATAGTTTGTGCATCCAAATTATTAAATCTTATTTGATCAGCTTTCTTCAAAGTAATTTTTGAAGCAGATGTATTGTCTATTTTGATACCATTCAGTTTTGTTAATTCTTCTATTTTTTTAGAAAAATAGACATTATAGGTATGAGCTTCGATTTTACTATCTTGAGGTAGCTTCATGAAACTATTGATTGATAAATTATGATTGACCGAATAATTAATGTTATTAGAACCTTTAATTATTAGATCAAGTATTTTTTTTTCATTTTCATCTACGGGAGTTTCAATTGACTCCCATTCAGCTTTTGTTAGTTTAAGTTGAGAAAGATCCATGATTACTTTATTTAAATATTTATAATAAATTATTTCCAAATCAATTTTATTTTAAATATTATAAAATTGATTTAAACTTAATTCCATTATATAAATCAAATAAATAAATAATGTCACTTACAAAAATAATTAGTATTGAAGGTAATATTGGCTCTGGTAAGTCAACCTTTTTACATTTTTTAAAAGAGAAATTTAATGGAAATTCTGACGTGATATTTTTAAGGGAACCGGTCGATGAATGGGAATCTATAAAAGACTCCGAAGGGAAAACAATGTTATGTAAATTCTATGAAAATAGTGAACGATATTCTTTTAGCTTTCAAATGATGGCTTACATATCTAGACTATCTATTATTATCGACGCAATAAAAAAAAATCCAAAAATGATTATAACCGAACGTTGTTTACTTACAGATAAACATATTTTTGCAAAAATGCTTTATGACGATAAAAAGATGGAGGACGTAGAATTTCAAATTTATAATAAATGGTTTAACGAATTTAACAAACAAGTACAAGTTACTAATATTGTATACATTAAAACAGATCCTGTAAAATGTTTTCAACGTATTAAGACTAGAGCAAGAGTGGGTGAAGATACTATTCCATTGGAATATTTAGAAAAATGTGATTTTTACCATGATCAGTTTATAGATAATTGTGAATCATCAGCAACCACAATTCGTCTAAATGGAAATATAGATGTAGACGAGTTATCAAAAGACAAAATATATGCGGATTGGGCTAAATCAATGAATATTTCCGAACTTGAAAGCAAAAGATTTAATTCGCCAAAACAACTTAATCTGTAATGTATAAATGATTGAATTTACTGAATGATTTAAATTTTAATAAATCATTTTCTTTTCCAATCGTAGGAAAATTTTCTTCGCCATAAATGTCTTGTAATAACAACCATTCAAATATCCCCCCTTTATATATAAAGGTATCTAATCCTAAGGAAGAACATTGATTGTATTTTTCAAAAATAGAGGTGTCATTACAATTTTTGCCATAAATAATCACTTTCTCTGTAAGACTTGTATTTTTTATTTTTTCGTTTAAAATGATTTCTTCTTTATTGGCTGGGATAGTTTTGGCAATTAAACATGATTGTTCTTGTAGTGGCAATGTATTGATGATTATATAGGATGAGGATTTAATTGCATGTTGTACATCCTCATAATTAACATGTGGAGTAGATTGTTTATTCCCCATATTAAAAATTATATTACTATTTATTTAAATTTTTTATTTATATTCTAAATTTACGTAAAAGTAATAGAAATCTCAACATCTTCTTTTTTAATACTTTTTGCAGCAGATATTGATAACTCTTCTCTTTTTTTCCTTGTTTTTTGATTATCTACTGAAGGATTGGCCTTTCTTTTACTTGTGCTATTTCGTCCATTCATATCGTTCTCTATATCCTTATGATTTTCAAGGATAAATTGTAATACTTTATTTTCAATTGCCCATTTAAAAAAATTCAATTGTCCTATTGTTGTTTCTATACTTTTGTTGTTTTTATAAGGTATACATATCCTTTCCCATCTGCAAAATGGGTCAAATCTTTTTTTGGAATAAGCTTTAAGCTTAAGTTTATAATCTATATACACATTAAAGCGGGACTTGTGCCCTTCGACCTCATATATAGTAAAATACTTTTTCGCATAATTAGTGGAAAACCAATCTACTATTCGTAAAGAAATTATTGAATCCCCTGTTATAATTTTTAACATTTGATTTAAATGATCATCATTGTTATAAAACTCTAATAAATTATGTAATAACAATTGATCTTGAGATGTATAAGATGCAGTAGAAATACTATTCATTATTTATATCATATTAATAAATATTTAAATACTTTATTTATTGTTTTTAATTTTTGATGTATTTATAGGTTTAAGATAGGTATCTCTATTTTGAATATCCTCTATATAAGTTTGAGATGAAAAGAAAGGATTAATATTAGTCTGAAACAACGGATCTCTTTCATTTAAACTATTAGAAATCTGTTCTCTATTATTCATTTCTTTTGTGGGTTGAATTTCTTCTATATCACACTTTATATTTTCCTTTAAAGAAGACTTTAAATTAAGTGTACCATTACTCCATTTCCAAAAGATCATAGAATAGATTTGTAAAATTAGTATCTATTTTTAACTTATAATAGTTAAACATTATACCATAAAACAACTAATCCAGCAGAACCTGCACCTCCTCCAGCTACTCCCTCTCCAGGTATTCCCCCTCCTCCTCCACCTCCTGCTCCATATCCAGTCCCAGTTGCATTGATTGGATATTCATTTGTAACACCTGCAGATCCACCAGTAATACTTACGGCTCCATTTCCTCCACCATAAAAGGCACTTGACGAGTTACTTTCTACTCCCCCACCTCCACCTCCTCCTGTATAAAATGATAAAACATTATCAATATTAACTACATTTCCATTTGTCCCATTATCCCCACTATCACCTCCAGCTCCATTGTTTCCTGCTAGACCACCATTACCATTCGATGATGTGGTTGCATTTTGTCCTTGAGCTCCGCCACTGGCAGTAACATAAGTGCCAAAGAAGGATTCTTCACCATTTTGATAACCATTAATATATAGACTTCCACCACTTCCAACTTGAACATTAACCGATTCACCTTTGCTTATTTCAAAACCAGAAGCAGATATATAACTTCCTCCAGCGCCACCTCCGCCGGAAGAATTATCTTGAGCATATCCTCCACCTCCACCTCCACCGACAGCAATTAAATTTAAAGTTTTTGCAGAAGGAAAAGTTAAGATGCAGGATGTATTTACCCATTCATTAGATGAACCAACTTGCTTTTGAGTTGAAAATGAATAAATTACATAATTATCCACGCTATGATTAATAATATTAATGTTAACTTGATTAGAAGCTACAAATGTTTTTGGAACAAAAACTTGAGATAAATCATAATTTGTGCCAGATATATCAGCAATATAGTTTACAGGTGTATCAGTAGATGTTAATGGAGTTGATAAAGGTACGAACATTTCACTTATATCAATAAGACTAGAATTATAGGGCAATAAGTAGTTTGTATAAAATGTAGGGCTAATTAACTCCGTATAAGATTCAAAAATTTCAGTTAAGTCTTTTGTGTTATTGGTATCTTTACCAACCAAGTAGTTCGTTGATGATGGGACTCCGGACATGTTCTATAACTTATAGAATGATTAAATATTTAACTTTGTTAAATTTAAATTAGATCCTTGAAAAAATTTATCTTTATCTTTGTTTCTTCTTTTTAAATTACAATGGAGACAAGACAATATTATATTATCCCTTGTATGACCAATAGAATTATTAATCCTATCTAAGGTCCATTGTTTTGGTTCTCTTACATATTTGTAAAATATCCAACACTTTTGGGAGCAATAAAAACATTCCATTTTGTTAGCATTCCATAGATTGAGAATATCTTCAAATTTAACTAGATGATCATTATTATAAATTTTTTTTCTTACGTCCTGTGCCTTGTAACCTGAAATTTTTCTATTAATATTTTGAATAATTTGATCGAATAATTTTGAATTATTCGTTTTTAATTTTTCTATGTCGTTTAACTCCATTATCATATTTTCATTTTCGGATTCAGTATATTCAAGATTATCCAATACTATCTTTTTTTCTTGAGGCTCTCTACTATCTAAATGTAGGACTTTTTTCATTTTATACTTATTTCCAGTACCAGAAATAGAGATTTGTTTATTCATTAATATAAATAGTTATAAAAAGAATTAAACGTAAACTAATATAAATATATAATGACTACTAAAGAGTTGAATGAGTTAAATAGTATAAAATATAAGTCTAATCTAAAATCTTTTTCCAGTTCTAATAAATTGGAAGAGGATTTAAATAATCTCGATTTATTTTTGGAAGAAGAAAAGAAAAATATTGTTTCTGAATCCTGGGGAAAAATGGATAAAAATGAAAAGTTGAAAAAGTTATTGGAGTTTGCGCAAATGTATATGATTGAGAAAGATCTAAATCAGGAAAAATATGATAAATTGGTGAATTTTTTATCGGATTGTGTTGAGAAGAAAAGATTAAATAAAACTAGAGATGTAATCTTTGACAAGAAGACAGGAATAATTAAAAACATACCCGGGTTAATGGTTAATAAGCAAAATAATTTTACTATAAAAAATTTGGATGTAAAAACCAGTACAATACGATGTTTAAACACAAAAAAAACAATCAAAAAAACACATCCGATATAGTTTATAATTAAAATTGAATATTTATTTATATTTAGACATTAATTAATATAAATAAATATATAAATGAATTATTTACCTGATTTACATAATATGTATGAAGAAATATTAACTGATGATTATTTGAAAAAGGAGGAAAAAAGAGATTTGGAAGAAGTAATAATAAATATTATAATAGATTATCTGTCAACGAATCCCACTGCTATTGCGGAAGAAGACTTTTATAATTTATTGGAAGATCACATAGAGGAACAAATTTCCATTATTAATGAAAATTTTGCAATTAATGAAGTATTGGCAGAAGAATTAGAAGATTTTATCAACCAATGCATAGACACTTATTTTCAAATTGCGGACGTACCTAGGTCTTACACGAATACATTTGAAAATGAAAAGGTAAATATACCAAAAATAACTGAAAAAATTGACTTTTTGAGAAGTATTCCTCAACCTGTTCAACGAACAAACGAATGGTATACAGCTCGATATCAGTTATTGACCGCTAGTAATGTATACAAAGCTTTTGAAAGTGAAGCAATGCGTAATCAATTAATTTATGAAAAATGTAAACCATTAGTAATTTATGAGCCTGGTGAAAATAGCCGAGTTAACACAGACTCTACCTTGCATTGGGGGCAAAAATACGAACCTATTTCGGTTATGATTTATGAAAATTTATATAATACTAAAATAGAAGATTTTGGGTGTATACCTCACCCTGTTTTTAAATTTTTAGGCGCGTCTCCTGATGGAATTAATGTTGATAAAAAGAATGGTAGGTATGGAAGAATGTTAGAAATAAAAAATGTGGTGAATAGAGAAATTACTGGGATTCCAAAAAAAGAGTATTGGATTCAAATGCAGCAACAAATGGAAGTGTGTAATTTAGAGGAATGTGACTTTTTGGAAACTAAATTTAGTGAAATTGAGGTAGACGAATTCTACCAATGTAACAATATTTATAAAGGTGTTATCATGTATTTTAATACCAACACTGGAGAACCCAAATATTTATATATACCTTTGGAATTAAAAACCAAAGATGAAGTAAATGAATGGACAAAAAATCAATTGCTCAAAATGCCAAAAGAAGAATTTACCTGGGTTAGCAATCTGTATTGGAAATTGGAAAAATATAGTTGTGTTTTAGTGCCGAGGAATCACAACTGGTTCAATTCCAATGTACAAATACTAGTCGAGTTATGGGAAATTATAACAAAAGAACGTGTAAGTGGGTATGAACATAGACAGCCTAGGAAAAAAGAAAAAAAAACAGAAAGTTGCGCAGAAGAAATTCCTCCTACTTCAGGTTGTCTTTTAAAAATTAATAAAGATAATAATAAGGTTGCAATAACAAATTAATTTTACTTCTATAATATCCAATTCTTGCTCCTGGGCCTTTTTTTACCGGTGGTAAAGGCTTTGATACATTTGATTTTACCTTTTTATCCTTATACAAGGCTCCACACATATCTGCTCTTACGCATTGTCCTATATCTGGATTTTTCATGTAGCGTAGGTTGTTTGTAATTTGTTTATAGGAGCCAAGAGGTAAAACTGGATAATACCACCAAATTTGGAAATAATTATCATTAGATACTCCTTTTCGACCTGTTAATGGGTAATCTTTATTTAAAAGAGGTTCCATATCTTCATAAGGATAGGCTCCTGCGTTTTCCATGGTGGGAAGCATATTAGAAAATAAATCCCGTTGCTTACTTCTAAAAAAATTATTCTTATATAAATAATAAATCCACCACCATAATAAAACAATAAATACAATAATTACTATACATGGTCCCAATAAGTTATCTTTCTTAATTGATTTAGGCATTTATATTAATAGTGAATAATAAATTTTGAATTAAATATATTATTCTATAATTAGATAATGAAAAGAAAACTAGATGACAAAGCCGAAGACACTGAACCTACTAAATTTTTTAAAAAAGAATTAAAAGTAGAAATAGATTTCGATGATGCAAGTAAGGAATGGTTAAAAAACAAGAAAAAATTAGGAAACGGCTGTTATACTTATAAAACAACTAGAGCTTATAAATATTAACAATATTCCAAGTCTTGCAGTGACAAAATTAGAAGGCATTTTTGTTTTAAAATGACGTCAATTTTTAATATTAAACAAACCCCTTTCGATTTTCCTTTATTAAGAATTATTATAATTAATAAATCTATTTAAGAAAAATTTTATAAATTTTGGGTGTGATTTATATATTAAATATTTTTCTATTTGTTACCTAGAAGACAATTATATACCCAAACATCTTTTACAAGTTGGTGGCAGAATGGAAAGAGTTTGTGAAATTAAATTAATTTTACTCGACCAAATAAAGACAATAAGAAAAATTAGATTTCAGGGGTTTGGATACTCGATAAAATAAAAAACTAAACCAATAAATTAATATTCCAAATCTTCCAAATCTTGCAAATGCCAATACTCTGATGCACCACAAGGTAATGGCCTTCTAATGATAAAAGGCATTTTTTTCTCTTTTAATTCTAATTGTGCTATTGTGTACCCATCAATCACTTTTTCTGGAACATCTACAAAAGGTAATGCCCCTGCATTAATTTGCTTGGCACGTAATCCTAATATTTTAGTTTTTTCATATTTTGTCAAATAAGGATTTGTTTGGTGGAGATCATCTACAATATGACCATCTTTATTTCTAAAAACTTTTGCTAAATTTTCAATTTCGTCATAATTGTGTCGTTGTGATTCAGGATGGGTTTGTTGAATAAAATTAGAATTCAATTCGCGATCAAATTTTTTTAGGTATAATTCATTATTGTCCTCGTCTTCGTCATCATCACTACCTTCATCCTCACCTTCTTCTTCCTCTGGTTGATTTTCATATTCAAACAAGGGAATATTCATTTGTTTTTTAGATTCCTTCTCTATTCCTTTCTCTTCATCATCATCTGGAAGATCTTCTCCATCAAATTCTTCTTCATCATCTTCGTCTTCTTCTTCGTCATCTTCAATTTCTTCATCTAAATTATCATTATCCTCTTCATTTTCATCGTTATCTTCATCTGAGTTAATTATGTTTTGTAGAGGATTAGAGGATTTAACTTTGGTAACTCCCTTTTTTTTTTTAGATGAATATATTTTGTCTTCTTCTGATTGAATACTTTTTTCTTCATCAGAATTATATTCGTTATCTTCGTCATCAAAATAACTCGACATATTATTATAATATATTAATAATAAGTTTATATTATTTTTCAATTTTAAATAAAAATAAAAAATAATATTTAATGTCCTACTCTATATCCTCTTTTTTCTAGCATTCGTTTAGCCCTTCTGGCAACACTTGTATAAACAGATCTGTGTCTAGTGGGTCGACTTCCTTTGTAGTACACTCTTCTGGTTCCATTTTTGCTTTTATAAGTTACATATTTTCCTTTGGATTTATAGCTACCTTTAGGTTTACCCCATTGTTTGGCTCTAATATAAGCTGCCCATAATCCTTTATCGTTTACATGGCAAGTGCCTTTTGCACAAATTGGAAAATCAGGATGTTGCCGATCAGAACTTTTACCATATTTTTTAATTGTTCCTAAAAAACATTTTTTACCGCACTTTCTGTACATTTCGGTCCTTTCTCTTCCTTTGGGTTCAATTTGTGCCCATCCTTTCCAGGGAACGGCTTTTCTTGTTTTAAAACCTCTTCTCATTATATTATAAAAAAAGATTATATTTTTATTTAATTCTTAATAATAATTATTAATAGTCTTTTTGTATTTGCCAAGCATTGTCACACGATGCACACAAATATACATATTTCATTTGAGATTCATCATATCGTAAGTAAATAATTTCTTTATTCTTACCTTCTTTATTTCCTGGACAATTTTCATTAGGACAATTTATATCATTGACTCGAGGTAAAGTCGGATCCATTTTAGTAAACTTGTTTATGTAATAATGAAATTGTTTATCACTTTTTTTAAACTGGGACGAACTAAGGACAATTGTCTCTTGTGAAAAATTTTCTTCTTCATTTCCGCAATTTCTACAATAATAAATTAACTTGTTTTCATTTTCATCTTTCAACCGAATATAATACATGTTTTCACAAATTGAACAAAAATGCATAATTACTTTATATACTTCTAAATAGATATATTTAAATTTCAATTTTATTTTTAATATTATATAATTCTTGTAACAATGTGGTATAGTTTAAATTTAAACTAAAATGGTATAAATTGATTGTTATAGCCTTATTATTTATATATGTTTTTTCTAATTCTTCACACTTTGAAATTACTTTCAGTAAGTTTTCTTTCATTTTTTCATTAATTATATCTTTAAATATTTCAAATTCTGAAAGTATGTATTTTTTGTTAAATATTCCTAAAAAAGCAATTTTATAATTAGCATATTCAATAATTTGGTTATAACTTTTTACACAAGGATTATCTTCTTTTATGTATGGTTCGTTTAAATAGGGATTGTTATTTAGGATCGACGATAGTGTTAGCAAAATACTAGAAATTGTATGAACAGATGTCCACGGATCTCCAGGCCAAGTGTTCAATGCCGATAAACAAACTTTGCCATTCACGTATAAATTGGGATTAAAACGTACCTTCTCTCCTTGAGTACAAAAAGTCACTTTTGGTGGTGAAAAAGGATAATCGTTTGCGAATACTAAATTGAAAAAGTAGAAACCATACTGATATGGAGTATCTAATGGTCCAATTATCATAGCCTTACCATTATAGATATTTTCCTCATTATGTAAATAATAAATGCCATTTGTTTCGAGTGGATTTTTAATTATTTCTTTTACATCTGACAGAATTCTCTTAATTGCCGTATTAAATTGACTCATTTATCGTAATTAATATTTTGTTTTTATATTATAAAATCGTAATAAAACAAAATTCTTTTTATTTTTTTTATAAAAAAAATGAAATAGAAAAATCTCCTATTATAATATCAATATATGTATAACATGAAGTCAACTAATTATTCATTTTCCAACTATTTATCATCTTATTCCATTAGTAAATTGAAAGATAAATCAGTTCCGATTACTAATACTAGGATTGGTGATAAAGATTCTAATGTCTATGGCGGTTCTTATTCTATTCAAGATGATAAATATCCGGAATTTTTAAATAAATATTATGATTTTGTGATTGATAAAAAAGGAAAGGAATATTTAACTGAAAAACAACTTGATGAAAATTGTCCAATTTTAGTTGACATTGACTTCCGGTATAGTTTTGATGTAGGGGAGCGTCAGCATACAACCGACCATATAATTGATTTACTTCAACTATATTTAGAAGATTTAAAGAAGCTTGTTATTTTTGATGATAATGTCACCTTTCCAATCTATATATTAGAAAAAAAAAATATTAATAAAGTCACAGAAAAGGAAATTACGAAAGACGGAATCCATATATATATTGGAATTCAATTATGTCATCTCCTTCAATGCTACCTTCGAGAAAGAATAGTAGAAAAAGTACATACTATTTGGTCTTCTCTTCCTATAACCAATGATTGGGATTCTGTTTTCGACGAAGGTATTAGTAAAGGGTCAACTAATTGGCAATTATTTGGATCTCAAAAACCGAATCATCAACCTTATGAACTAACTTATATTTCTAATGTAACGTTTGATAGCACAGATGGAGAATTTTGTTTTCAACCCGTTAATATTTGTGATTTTGATATGAAATCCAATATTCAATTGTTGTCAGCTAGATATAAACATCATCCAAATTTTGAATTAACTGCTTTTGCTAATCAATACCTTATTGATGAACAATTGAAAAAGAAACGCAAAAAACCAACTCTGGTTGTTGAAAATAATTCCAATATTTCTTCCCACAGCTCAGAATTTGTTCCTATATCTGATATTGTTGATGCTAAATCTCTCAATAATGCTATTGAATCTTTATTGAACTGCTTTAAATCAGATGAATTTGAACTTCGAGAATTACATGAATACACGCAAATTCTACCTGCTCGATTTTACGAACCAGGATCTCATCTTGAAAATAGGAAGGTAGCTTTTGCTTTAAAAAATACTGATGAAAGATTATTTTTAAGTTGGGTAATGCTAAGAAGCAAAGCCAGTGATTTTGATTATGGAAGTATTCCTGATTTGAAAAAGCAATGGGACTACTTTTCCTTCCGTAAAGATGGAGTCACTAAAAAATCTATCATGTATTTTGCAAAACAATATTCTCCAGAAGAATATGAACGGGTTAAAAAGAATACTATTGATTACTATGTTGAAGAAACTATGAAGACAGGAACCGATTTTGATTTTGCTCTTGTTCTATACCAAATGTTTAAAGATAAGTATTTATGCAGCAGCATAGTTCAAAAAAAATTTTATGTGTTTTGCAATCATCGGTGGGTACTTGATCAAGGTAACTCTCTTAGATTAGCGATTTCAAGTGACATGTTTGCATTATACCAAATCAAAATGAATAAATTTTGTAACCAGATGCAGCAATATCCAGATGATGACCCAGCCTATAAAGATTTAAAAGAAAAACTAAGGACGTTAATTTTAATTTCCAAGACTTTAAAAATGTCCCAACATAAAAACAATATAATGAGGGAGGCAATGGAATTATTTTATGATAAAGATTTTATTCGTAAACAAGATTCCAACAAATATTTATTGTGTTTTAATAATGGTGTTGTTGATTTCAAATCGAAAGAGTTTCGCCCCGGCTATCCCCACGATTATATCACAAAATCCACTCATTTGGACTTACCAGAACTCTCAGAATTAGAAAATTCAGATAATAAGGAAACGATTGAAAAAATAGAGTACTTTATGCATACATTATTTCCAAAGGAAGGTCTTAAAAAATATATGTGGGATCATTTAGCTTCAGTTCTTATTGGATTTAAAAAAGAACAAGTATTTACTATTTATAAAGGAAGTGGATCCAATGGAAAATCTATTTTAACTGATTTTATGGGAAAAGTACTAGGTGACTATAAGGGTACTATCCCTATTACATTAGTTACTGACAAGCGTGGCTCTATTGGAGGTACCTCTTCTGAATTAATATCTCTTAAAGGTGTTCGGTACGCTGTTATGCAAGAACCATCCAAAGGAGCTGTATTAAATGATGGAGTAGTAAAAGAAATAACAGGTGGAGATCCTATTCAAGCGAGAGCGTTATATTGTGAATCTGAAGTTTTCGAATTACAAGCCAGTTGTGATGTATGTACGAATTGTGATATAGATATTAATTCTACAGACGATGGAATAATGAGGAGAATGCGGTATGTGCCATTTATGTCAAAATTTGCTTCTACTGGGGATGAGTATACCGATGATACGCCATATGTTTTCCCCAAAGACAAAACTTTGAAGGAAAAACTACCGCAATGGGCACCTTTATTTGCTGCTATGCTTGTAAAACGTGCATTTGAAACAGAAGGAGTTGTAATTCCTTGCGAGGAAGTTCTTGCTTCTACACGCTTATATCGCCAAAGACAAGATACAATTAGCGCATTTATTAATGAAATGATTGTTCCTTCCAATGGACAATACCTTGGAAAACAAAGTGTAAATACTGCATTTAAGACATGGTTTCAAAGTAATTTCGGAAATAAAAAGATTCCCAAAGCAATGGAAGTTCATGATGCGTTAGATAAAAAATACACTAAGAAAAATAAGAAGAATCAATGGTTAGATATAATGATTCGCAATGATGAAGAGGATGAACTAGAAGAATAAATTAAAGAAAAAAATAAATAAGAATAATATTTTTTATTTATTTTAGATAGAAAGATAGGCATTTTGGGGAAAAAAATAATAAAACGTTTTACGGCCATTAACTAAAAATTTGTATAACATCGAGGTAATAGAAAATATAATAAAAGGATAAAAGTAAAATAAAAACAAAATGATAAACTTAATAGGAATTTTTAACTTTGGAGAAAACAAGACTTCTATACTAAGAATAATTACTGCTATAAAATATATCCATAATAATATAGTTGTCCACCCCTTAATTGAAACGAGCTCTTGATTTTCATAAAAAGATTTTCTATCGTTTGTAATAACTTCATGAACTTTATTCTCTTTTTCTAAATTCAAAAGTTCATCTTTAATTTTATACTCTTCTAATAATTCCAAAGTATTTTTAGAATTAATAATCTCGGTTTCTAAATATTGATTGGACTTTAAAACCAGAGCAATTTGTTCTTTAAATTTTTTTTCCATTTCATTAATTAAAGTATCGGCTTTTGTTTCCAATTCCTTCAATCTCATCTTATTGTATTTCGCTTCTCCATCTTTGAAAACTATATAATTCTTCTTGGCTTCTTCATATTGTAAAGGTGCAGTTTGTTCATTTGTTTGAGCATCCAAATATTCTTGTTTTAATTCTTGAACATGCTTTTCTCTTTGGCAAATTGGACCACATGTTAATGAGTCATTCGATTGATCAACTAAATTATTTATAAATGAATACAATTTTTGTTGGTCTTCCAATGAATAATTATTATCATTCATATTAATATAATTATATAAATTAAAAAGATACATAATTCGACATTCCAGAGGAAAAAGCTTCTATTTTATTGTTTACAAATATATTATCTTTCTTATTTGCTGCTGCTGTACTAGCCATTGCATATTTAGTAAGATTAGAGTTAACAAAGGATTCTTGTCCGGCAATCCCATTATCTACACATTTATTTATATCTGCGTCATAAGTTTGATTATCCGAACAGCACATAGCACCTACACATTGTCCTATCTTAGGCCTATCCCATGGATCCACAGGGTCCGAAGAGGAGGTGTTTGTATCAACATTTTTGGGATTAAAATACCAATTGTATTCATTATAATTCATATTATCCCTATTAAGTGAATCTATAATTTTATAAATGACAATTGATCCTCCTATAAGTATACTAAAAGCAACTACCAAATTAGCAATTACATCAGGTAAAATTCCTTGTTTATTTAAAGCTATAGCTATAATAATTGGTAAACACCAAAATGCAATCGTTTTCAAAATAGAGGTTTGA